GATGCAGTAAAAGGTAGGTACGAGTTCCCTGAATTACGGAGATTGGCCCTTGAACAATATAAATACTGGAACCCTGAAACAGTGATTGTAGAGGCAAAAGCATCAGGTTTACCTCTAACATACGAACTTAGAAAGATGGATATACCGGTTGTTAACTTCACCCCGTCAAAAGGAAACGACAAGCATGCTCGTGTAAATGCGGTTGCACCTTTGTTCGAATCTGGTATGGTATGGGCTCCTGAGCAAAAGTTTGCTGAGGAAGTCATTGAAGAGTGCGCGGCATTCCCATATGGCGACCACGATGACTTGGTGGATTCTACGACCCAAGCTATCATGCGATTCAGGCAGGGCGGTCTGATCGGTCACCCTGAAGATTACGTAGATGAAAAGGCAGAGAAAATTAAAAGGAATTATTACTGATGTCTAAAATTGAAAGAGGTAAAAAAGCTATTGAATTATTTAATAGATTTTTACTTTTTGCTAGAAAAAAATTAGCCAAGACTAATGAACAAGGTATTATGCAAATACCTACCGATGAGCAAGCAAAAGCATTTGCAAATGAAACCATAGCTAAATTTACTACTTACAAAGTTCCACCATCATCTCTAAACACGGCGGACGATATTGCTATAATTGATAATCAAATTAATAATATAGAACAAAATAAACTTGTTAATGAAATTAAAAAAAATCTAACTCCGAAAAAAGATAACGTAATAGATATTACAGATAAAATGCCGTCTCCTTTTGCAAATCTAGACAAAGCTGTAAAAGAAGGAAACTTCATGGGTATTAAAAATCAGGTATTAAAAGATCCTGATATTGCAAGAGAGTTTATGTTATCTAAAAAATTTCCTACAAGAGTTGCATCTGGAGAGGATGCAATACCGATTGCAAGACGAGCAAAGTTTGATGAAGAAATTCCTTATAAACCATTACCGGACGAAGAATACACTGTAGAAAAAATAGTAAAAGATTTTAAAAAAAGTGGTGCAACTGACAAAGATATTCAAACGATATTAACATCTGGTCAATCAGGTCAAATTCCTTACGTTATGTCTGAGCGTGGCATGAGTATTTCAGAAGTGTTAGACACATTAAAAAAAGGTAAACCATTAATTGAAGGTATTGATAAAATAAAAAAAGCAGACGGTGGACGTATTGGTTTAAAAGATGGTATGGATAGAAGAAAGTTTATGAAAATTATGGGTGGCCTTGCAGCATTACCTATTGTTGGTAGATTTTTTAAAGGCGCAAAAACAGCTGCACCTATGGCAGAGAAAGCTGCAGAAACAGTAACACAAGCACCATCGTACTTTTTTGATCTTGTTTCTAAAATTAAAATTTTTGGTAAACAAAGACAAACACCTAGTTACAAAGAAAGAGTTAATGAATATACTTACACAGGTAAAGATGGCATTGAGTATGAGTTAGTAGAAGATTTAGATACAGGTGAGATAAGAATTATAAAAGATAAATTAGGTGGCAGAAACTATGGTGATGAAAGTTATGAAACTATAGAAGACAGAACTGAAATGGTTTTTAGAAAAGGTCAAGCTGATGAAACCACAAAAGGCAAAAAATCACCTGATGAATATGAAGAATATAAAGTAGAGTTTGATCAGGACGGGACCGCAGCAGATGCAACAGATGTAGATGAAATTTCTAAATCAGAGATTATAAAAGAAGTTTCAGGCGATGCACCATCAATTAAAAAAGCAGGCGGTGGTATTGCAAGAATGTTAGGAGAGTAATGGGTCCGAAAGAATATAAAGGTATGATGGATTATCTGACTGGGCCACGTATGGCTAGAGGTGGGAGAGTGGGTTTTGCTCAAGGAACGCCACAAAGATTATCTTTAATAAATAATTTAAAATCAGCAATAGCTCAAGCAGAAAAAACAAATAATTATAATCTTTTAAAATTAGCTAGACGTGACACTGGCGGAATATTAAGTGATCAAACTGCAAAATTTTTAAATAAAGCAGCTAATGATAAAAATTATGCAAAAAGTTTTGCAAAAGAATTAAATATCTCTACTAAAAAACTAGAATCTATTTTAGATAAAAGAGCTACAGCCATACGAGAGTTTGGTAGAAAAACTTCACAGGAATCATCTTTAAAAAGAGTGAGTCCTAAAAAAAGAAAAATGATTGAATTAATTAATGAAGGTGTAAATGATACATCTTTGTTAGCTAAACAATTAAAAATAAGTAAAGCTGAAGTAAATAAAATTGGTAACGCATTATATAAAGATATTTATGCATCTTCTCAAGCGTTAGGTAAAGGTGCAACTCGAGAACTAGGAGGAGGCCTCGCAACATTTTTACCAGACAATGCAAAAGATTTAAATTCTTTATTAAAAAAAATGCACAACGTAAAAGGTTTAGAAACTGTAGAACAAAGACAAATTAAAAAAATATTAGGAGAAGTATTTGGTGGCGGAAAAAATCCTAAACTATTCAAATTATACAATGATAAAATAAATGAATACTATGATATTAAAAAACAATTAACTGGAAAAATTAATTTAAATTTAGACCATCCTCTTTCAGCTCAAATGATTAAAAATTTAAAACTTGGAAAAGAGGCAATGTTATATGTTCAACCTTTAACGGCTGAAATAAATCAAGGTACTAAATCTTTGTTAGAAAAATCATATGCAACAGCTTTTGCAAGTAAAAGTCCAGATAGAACATCTAAAATGAATAAAATTGTAAACTTAGCTAAAAAAATAGAACTTCCAATGGGTACAACAAAACTTATTAGTGAGCCGTTTTATAAACAAGATATACCCAAAAAAGTTATTGAAGCCGCTAAAACACAAAACAGAGTTCTTAAAAATATACAAAATCTTTCTCCAGAAGAAATACGAAACGTTTTTCCAGATAAAAGATCAAAGCTAATAAGTTCCGATATTAAACCAATTGATGTAAAAGAAATTACAAATTTTTTTAAATCTAAAGGAATAAAATTAAACGCTGCATCAATTCCAGTTATCACAGATATACTTAAAATGGCTGAATCAATACCTGGTGATATTGCTAAAAAAAGTTATTTTAAAGCAGCAGGTAAAGCTGCTGGTTTAGCTTTCACCCCGGTAATGTTGTATGACACATACAAAGCACTTGAACAAGGTAAACCATTACTTGAATCTTTAGAGCAAGGTTTAATAGGAACTAACATAATTGGTGGGACAAAAGATATTTTAGCTCTTACGCCTGAAGAAAGAACGGCTAGAAGTGTTGTTAAACAAGATGCATTAAAAGACTTAAATTTAGAAATGCCTATGGGATTTGGTTTTATAGAGGGCCCAACACCAAAAACAGACATGACTTTACAAGATGCACAACAAAAAATGGAAAAAGGTATTCAAAGAGTCCAATCTGAAAGAGCTCAAAAAGAATCTGATGTGGCTGCAAATAGAGCTAGTTTTTTTGGCAACATAAGAGATAAAGTTTTTGGTATTGGACAAGATTATCAATTAAAATTAGCAGGTGGTGGAATAGCAGGTTTATCTGGTGGTATAGACAAAGGTCCACAAAGAAGATCAATGAACCCTGATTCACAAGGCTTGTCAGGAATACTAAAACGTGGTATCAAAACATAGGAGTATAAATGGCAGATATAGATAAAGGACTCCCGAACACTAGAACTAAAATTGATGTCCCTTCAGAAGAAGAGATAGCAGAAGAAGTTGCAGTTCAGGAACCAGAAGAACAAAAAGGACCAGTAGAAGTTATCCCTGAAGAAGACGGTGGTGCAACACTAGACTTTGAACCAGGTGCAATAAATATACCAGGCACAGAATCACACTTTGATAATTTAGCAGATATTTTACCAGATGATGTTTTAGAACCAGTTGGTAATGAGATGGTTCAAAATTATATAGACTATAAAGCATCTAGAAAAGATTGGGAACAATCTTACACCACAGGTTTAGATCTTTTAGGTTTTAAATATGAAAATAGAACAGAACCATTTCAAGGAGCTTCAGGTGCAACACACCCAGTGTTAGCAGAAGCAGTTACACAGTTTCAAGCACAAGCGTACAAAGAATTATTACCAGCTGATGGACCAGTAAGAACACAAATCATTGGTGTTAAAAATCCAGCAACAGAACAACAAGCTGGTCGTGTAAAAGATTATATGAATTATTTAATTATGGATGAGATGAAAGAATATGAAGCAGAGTTTGATTCTATGTTATTTCATTTACCATTAGCAGGATCTACATTTAAAAAAGTTTACTACGATGTGCCAATGGGTAGAGTGGTATCCAAGTTTGTCCCTGCTGACGAGTTAGTGGTGCCATACACAGCTACTAGTTTAAACGATGCAGAATCTATCATACACGTAATTAAAATTTCAGAAAATGAATTAAGAAAACAACAAGTATCTGGTTTTTACAGAGACGTAGAATTAGGTCCTCCAGGTAATGTTGAAAGAAATGATTTAGAAAAAAAAGAAAGAGAATTAGATGGCACTAAAAAAACTGGTAAACAAGAACCAGTATACACTTTGTTAGAGTGTCATGTAAATTTAGACTTAGAAGGTTTTGAAGAAGTTGGTGCTGATGGACAACCAACAGGAATAAAATTGCCCTACATTGTAACTGTAGAAGAAGGCAGCCGAGTAGTTCTCTCAATCAAGAGAAACTATGCGCCCAATGATCTAAAGAAAAATAAGATCCAATACTTCGTCCATTTCAAATTTCTGCCAGGACTTGGATTTTATGGCTTTGGACTCATTCACATGATTGGCGGATTGAGCCGTACGGCAACGGCGGCTCTCCGTCAATTATTAGATGCAGGGACTTTATCAAATTTACCAGCAGGATTTAAACAACGAGGTGTGAGAGTTAGAGACGAAGCTGCACCTATACAACCAGGTGAGTTTAAAGATGTTGATGCACCAGGTGGATCATTACGTGATGCATTCTTTCCATTACCATACAAAGAACCATCACAGACATTATTAAATTTATTAGGTATCGTTGTACAAGCTGGTCAAAGATTCGCGGCGATTGCTGACATGCAAGTGGGAGACGGTAACCAAGGAGCCGCAGTTGGAACCACAATCGCTCTTCTCGAGAGAGGCTCACGAGTCATGTCAGCGATTCACAAAAGATGTTACGCAGCGATGAGAGAAGAATTTAAATTACTTTCAAAAGTTGTTTCACAATATTTACCGCCAGAATATCCATACGATGTTGTAGGTGGTGCAAGAAATATTAAACAAGCAGATTTTGATGATAGAATAGATGTTGTACCAGTTGCAGATCCAAATATATTTTCCATGTCTCAAAGAATTACTTTGGCTCAAACACAATTACAGATCGCAACATCAAATCCAATGTTACACAACATGTATCAGATATATCGAAACATGTATGAAGC